CTTTGAATTTTCTCCGGAGGGAATTTTTGAAAAACGCTAATTATATTTTTATGCGAAACTTGGATTATATTTTTTAGTAACTTATGCGATGCATACTTTTGAAACAGGTATCGGGTGCTTTTTTTGTTCTTGTTCTGGTCCTGCAAGAGCTCCTTTCAGTATTCGATGCCTGCTTCAAAAGTATGCTAAAAGTGCCACTCAAACTAGCGAAAGTATCCTGCATGTTAAAGAATGTTAAGGAGATAAACTGAATGGAGGTTAAAAGCGCATGGCTGCCAGTAAAAAGATATCAGACGGCACAATTAAGCGCAGAGTTGCCCCAGCAGTTGATCCTGAAGCAAGAGAAAACCAACTTATTAGTTTGGCTATAGATGCCGCTGAACGAGAACTTATGAAAGAGCATCCTTCAAATCAGGTTGTTCTTCATTATTTGAAGTTGGCAACAACTAAGAATCAATTAGAAAAGGAAAAGCTTCGAAAGGAGAATCTGCTGCTGGAAGCAAAAGCTGACGCAGTCAAATCTGCAGCAAAGTCTGAAGAGATGTATAGAAATGCTATTGAGGCTATGCAGATTTACCAAGGATCAATAAATAGGAGTAATGAATAATGGGACCACAAAGAAGATATTCAGAACTCAAAAGATTAGAAACTTTTATGGATCGATATGAGTACTTACGATTAGCAGGAATCGTTGGCGAATCTACTTTCGGATTCGATCGATATTTAAATCAGTTGCTATACACTTCTGATCGTTGGAGAAAAATTCGAAACGAGATAATCATAAGAGATAATGGATGTGATCTTGGTGTTGCTGGATACGATATTAAAAGTAAGATCATCATTCATCATATGAATCCACTAACACAAAAAGACATAGAAGATGTATCAGATGATATATTCAATCCAGAGTACCTAATATGCGTAAGTCATAGAACGCATAATGCGATACATTATGGAGACTCCAGTTTATTGGCAATTGAACCAATAGTTAGAGTTCCTAACGATACTTGTCCATGGAAAAACTAAATTATTAAGAAAGGACCGATATGAATGAGTGAAAGCATTCTTGCAACGATAAAGAAATTACTCGGCATTAAGGATGACTATACGCCATTTGATATGGACATCATAATTTTAATCAACTCGGCTTTCATGACGTTGACTCAACTTGGCGTCGGTCCCGAAGAAGGTTTCTCAATTAGAGATAATTCCAAAACATGGTCTGATTTTCTTTCCTCAAATGAGGTTATGTTAAATGCTGTTCAGGAATACGTATATATGAAAGTTAAGATGATATTCGATCCTCCTGGAAATTCCTATGTGATGGAAGCTATGAAAGATCGATGCACGGAGTATGAACAGCGTATAGTCATGCAGGCCGAGTCTGTTAAAAAGTTCTCATTTGTAAATTACGACAACAACCCGCATACGGAATGTTAATTTTAGGAGGCCTTTATGCTATACGAAGACAACTTATATTTAGTCCATTATGGCATTAAAGGCCAGCGTTGGGGTGTTCGTCGATTTCAAAACGAAGACGGAACGCTTACGCAAGAAGGGAAACACAGATACTCTAAAAATGATGTTGTTTTTATTTCTGGATCATCAAAGACACAGGATAAAGAATCAGAGTATTATAGAAAAGAGCTTCCGAAAGAAATTCGCGATGAGATCGATGAAGCTATAGAAAGCGGAAGCAAATTTGTAGTTGGAGATGCTCCTGGGATTGATAGACAAGTTCAAGATTATTTGAATTCAAAGAAATACGAACGAGTTGAAGTATATGGCCCAGGAACAAGTGTTAGATATTCGGCAAATAAAAAATGGAAAACCCATCCTATAAATGATACTGATCATGAGCCTGGGTCAAAAGAATGGCTAGCTAAAAAAGACGAAGCGATGACAAAAGCAGCCACTGTCGGATTGGCAGTTGTAATTGAAGACGGGGCTAGTGCCACACGTAAAAACGTATCTAGATTAATTGATCAAAGTAAAGATGTTAAAGTATTTAGCATAAATAGAAAAGATAAAGATGACTGGGTAGATGAGCAACAAATAAAAGCGGATAAAGTTGCCCAATCTATGAAAGATTTTAAATACAAAGAATTTACAACATTAATGTCTCCAGATGCTGTTAGTAAACAAAGAAAAGGATCGTGCCACGATCAAGTCATGTATGAACTTAGAGAGCTTAGAAAATTAGGCCTCGATCCAAAAGCTCTTTTTGTCATGGAACATCTTGGCGATAAAGGTGGAATGACGCACAGTTTAGTATATTTTATTAAGAATAATAAAACATACTGGGTGGAAAATGCCTGGGCTGATAGAGCTGGCGTCAAAGAATACGATAGTGTAGATGCTATAAAGAAAGAAATTAAAAAAGCACATAAAACTGGAGAATTTGGAAATAATAAAAAATATTCCAGTTTGTCATTTGGAGACTTTAATGATAAAGAACAAAAACCAGGCGAAACTCTTCAAGAGCTAGTCGATCATATTAAATGGGACTAAATCCTATGCATTCCATTTGCTTTGAAAGGAGGGCAATAGAATGCTGTCAAACACGGCAACTCCATATTATTATGGAAAATTCCGGGACCAGGTACTACGTGGAGAGATTCCGGTGTGCCGTGAGATCTCGATGGAAATGACGAGGATAGACGCCCTCATAAGGGATCCTCAATATTATTACGACGAAGATGCAATAAATGGTTTTATTGCTTTTTGCGAAAATGAGCTGACCTTAACTGATGGGTCAGATCTTTTTCTTTTGGATACTTTTAAATTATGGGCTGAGCAGGTATTTGGTTGGTACTACTTTGTAACAAGAAGTGTGGCCGTAACAAGTCCCGATGGAAAGTCCATACATTATGAAACAAGAAGAGTAAAAAAGAGGCTCATTAATAAGCAGTTTTTGGTTATTCCTAGAGCTGCTGCTAAGTCTATGTATATGGCCTTTATTCAGGCATATTTCTTAATTGTTGACACTTCTACGACGCAACAAATTACAACTGCTCCTACTATGAAGCAGGCTAATGAAGTTATGTCGCCATTAAGAACAGCCATAGCTCGAGCTAGAGGTCCGTTGCTTAAGTTTATGACTGACGGATCACTTCAAAATACAACTGGTAGTAAAGCGGATAGGCAGAAGATAGCTTCTACAAAGAAAGGTATTGAAAATTTTCTTACAAACTCTATTCTCGAAATCCGGCCAATGTCTATCGATAAACTTGAGGGTCTTCGTTGTAAAATTGCAACAGTCGACGAGTGGCTTTCTGGTGTTATTCGTGAGGATGTTATCGGCTCTCTTGAGCAAGGTGCTTCTAAGAACGATGACTATCTTATCGTTGCTGCTAGTTCCGAAGGTACGGTTCGTAATGGCCCTGGTGATACAATTAAGATGGAGCTCGAGAGCATTTTAAGAGGCGAGTACATTAATCCGCATGTTTCGATTTGGTATTACAAGCTTGATGATATTAAAGAAGTCGAACTTGGAAAGACCGATCCTATGGTGTGGCTTAAAGCTAATCCTAATCTAGGTAAAACAGTCACATTCGAAACATATTTGTTAGATATTGAGAAAGCGGAGAATGCACCTGCTTATAAGAATGACATGCTCGCTAAGAGATTTAATATTCCGTCTGAAGGTTATACGTTCTTCTTTAAGTATGAAGAAACTATACCACATAGAAGAAGAGATTTCTGGAATATGCCATGCGCTATGGGTGCAGACTTGTCACAGGGCGATGACTTCTGTGCATTTACTTTCTTATTCCCATTAGGACGTGGGCAATATGGTGTGAAAACCAGATGTTATATTACTTCATTCACATTAAGTAAGCTCTCGGCTGCATTAAGAATAAAGTATGATGATTTCATAAATGAAGGTAGTCTTATCATCATGGAAGGCACAGTTCTAGAAATGATGGACGTATATGATGATCTCGATCGATATATTTCAGATTGCCAATACGATATTCGTTGCTTTGGATTCGACCCATATAACGCGAGAGCTTTCGTTGAAAGATGGATTCGCGAAAATGGCGAATTTGGTGTTGAGAAAGTAATCCAAGGTGCAAAAACCGAGAGTGTTCCGATTGGCGAAATTAAAAAGATTTGTGCAGAAAGAATGCTTATATTCGATCAGCAAATCATGATGTTCACAATGGGAAATGCTGTTACACTTGAAGACACAAATGGCAACAGAAAGCTGCAGAAAAAGCGGTCCGATCAAAAGATCGACTCTGTTGCGGCATTAATTGATGCATACGTTGCTTATAAATTAAATACAGATGCATTCGAGTAATTTGTATATTTAGGAGGAAGTATGCAATGAGGAAATTTTTACTAATATTATTAGCAATTTTATTAATTATTCCTAGCGTTTCATATTCGGAAGCACCTACTATATTTGAATATAGAAACGGGATTCACTTTGGAGATTCTATAGATGAGGTGTTTAACAAAGAAGTTGAAGGATTATTCACTAAGTCCTCTTATTATATCTTTGCTAAAAATATTGCCCTTTCTGGAATACCTAAAAGCGCACTAGTCTACATTTTTACGAACAATAAACTAAATGGAATTCGAATAGTATACTCTGAAAGCGGAACTATTCAAACAGGAGATTATGAAACTATTGAATCCGGACTTGATATCAAATATGGAATAGCAAATTTTGATAAAAGTATAATGATAAGAAGTCGAGGATTCGCTTTAGATGAGTATATGGATTCTGATAAGTTTTCTATTATTGAAATTTCACAGAGAAAATTAGAGTACGAAGATTTTTTGATAATCATTGACCATATGATCGTAGAAAACGAAAAAAACCATTATATAGAGCATCGTTTAGAGTATATTGTCAATTCCAATGATGAAATAATTAAAGACTTATAATTCATAGGAGGCCTTTTATGCTATACGAAGATAACGATTATTTAGTTCATTATGGCATCAAAGGCCAGCACTGGGGTATTCGTCGTTTTCAAAATGAAGATGGTTCGTTAACGCCAGAAGGACAGCGTCAACGTGCTGAATATTATGACCAATATAGAAGTCACGATTTTAAACGCGGAACAGATGCAATACGCTCTGTTGGAAATTCTCAGAGACGTCAAATTACGCCATCTAATATAACTAAATCCAAACCTAAAAAAGGGACACCAGCTCAGGAAAAGGCAAGAAAAGATAGAGCTAAGAAAATTTTGATTGCAGCTGGTGCAGTCACTTTAGCGGCTGCTGGAGCATATGCGCTTCATCGCAGAGAAAAAGCAACAGCTAACTTAATGGAAATTGCAAAAAATAAGGTGCATGCTGAATATACCCCAAAAGATACGAGATTTTTGACAGCAAAAGAGCAAGAGAATCTTGCGGTAAAACGAGTTAAAGAAATGGCCAAAATAAGAGGTCGACGTTCTGCTAGAAAAGCACTTCATATGACCAGAAAAGATGCAAGTAGATATATTAAAAACAATAAATTAGCATCTCAAAATATGGCTGATATTATCGAAAAGCGACTTGGTCCGATTGGCATAGAAAAAGGATTTACTAAAAGTAAGATAACTGGAAAATTAAAGCCGTTATCAAAGCATACTATAGAGAAATCTCGTAAGTTGGCAGCTAGAAATATACACGCCATTGGCAGAATTTGACATATCAGGAGGCCTTTTATGTTGTACGAGGATAATGATTATTTAATTCACTTTGGTATAAAAGGCCAGCACTGGGGTATTCGTCGTTTTCAAAATGAAGATGGTTCATTGACCCCAGAAGGACAGCGTCAACGCGAAGAGCAGTATAGGCAATCTGATTTCAATCGAGGCGCCGATGCCATTCGAGCTGTTGGCAACGCCATAAAGCAAAGGATCGCATCGTCTAATGTAACTAAAACAAAATCTAAAAAAGAGACAAAAGCTCAGGAAAAAGCAAGAAAAGAAAAAGCTAAGAAAATTATGATCGCTGCTGGCGCAGTTACTTTAGCTGCCGTTGCTGCTTATGGTATTCATAAGCGTGGCCAACTGAAGAAGTCAATGATACTTAAATCGGCTGGCAAAGACATAGACTTAAGTAGCAGAAGGAAACAGCATAAGTATATTAGCTCTATAAAGAGAAATTCTAGAGCAGCTAAGAAAGTTCTTGCTAATGAGCATAAAATGGCCAGAACTGATGATAAGATAGCAAAAGCCCAACGTAATTTAGAGAAGATAAAGCAATTGCAAGAAAAGCAGGCCAGGCAATTGGGAAAAGCGACAAGCAGATTTGACAGATCTAATTCCGACTTGTTGAAAAAGTATGGGATTAAATAATACTTTTAAGAGGTGAGATACATGTATAATAAATCTTCATATTTAATCCATTATGGAGTGCCTGGTCGTTCTGGCAAAGTTGGAGCTGGTCGTTGGTATAAAAATGGTCAGCTTACCGAAGAAGGCTATCGCCATTATTATATGGAAAAGTATGGACACGAACCATCCCAGAATGAAGGTTCACAAAGTCAAACAACAAATAACACTAAAACATCTCATTTTATAAATGCTGATGGAAGCAAAAACTATAAAAAGATTAAGCATGAAGCTTCAAAAGATGCTTCTGAATATGCACGCGCTAAAGCGTATTATGGCGATGGAGCCGGGACAAGACGCAAGAAGATTAAAAATCTTATAAGTGAAAAAATGAAGGATCCTGATTATAAGAAAGCATTTGAGCAAGAGTTGTCTAAGCAGGATATGGAAAAGCATCAGAAAGCAGCAAATAGGGAAAGAAAAACACAAGACACAAAAGAAAAAGTAAAGCGCGTTGGTCGCGGCATAAAAAATCTACTTCTTGGAGTCGGAACGACGTCTATTGCTGCTATTGCTATTGTTAACATTGCTAAATCAACAGGTGCTGATAAGATGATTGCTAATAAAGCAAGGACTGTTTTATCGAAAATTAAGAATGCTAAATATTATGGCGGATATGATTGGCACCCCGGTAGTTCCTCAGGAAGCAGTGCCTTTGCTGATTTTATGCGAAATAGATAATTATAGGAGGTATAATATATGGCTTTGAGTCTTAAGGAGAGCATATCTAAAGTTAAAGAAATTTATCCGGATATGTATCCAATTTATTATATCCCCTATAAAGATATGTACCTATTTAGTTTAGCCCCCAGAGGAGTAGACAGATCAGAAGCCAATATTGAATTCAGATTGTTTGATCCTAAAGATGGCGGTGCATCCGGTTCAATACCGTTAGGAGTAGTTCTTAAAGATAAGGAATTGATGAAGCTCCTTAAAAACCCATATAAAATTCATCCTGAAGATCAAAAAATAGAACATAGTATTTCTGTTACGTCAAATTACTATAATGTAAAAAGAACTACTGAATATTTGATGCATTATGGTATTCCTGGACAATCCTGGGGAAAGAAAAATGGCCCGCCTTACCCTTTAGATGCTAAAACACACAAAGAAGTTGTAGCTAGTCAAGGCACTGATAAAAATAAAGTAGGGGCGGTCGATCCAGTAATTGTTGCTTATGCTGCAGAAGCAACAGCTATAGCTGCATTTATAATCGGATGCAAAATATATGCTCCAATTAGAAAAAATAAGAATCATAAAAAGTATAAAGAGCAAAACGATCAAATTTCTGAAGACTATCTTTCAGATATTACTAGTAAACAACAGTTTACGGCAGATGAACCTCCTAAGAAGATAAAAGGAGATCATACTAGAGAATCTGATATGGCTGCCGTTAATCCTAAATTTGATTTGGCTGTTAAAGGAAATTCTAGTAACTGTGCTTTATGCAGTTTGACATATGACTTACGTCGTAGAGGATATGATGTAACAGCGAAATTATGTGAAACAGGGATGTATGGCGATAAACTCGTCCAGGATCTTTATGAAGGCGCTGGCAAAAAGCTAGATAACATTGGAGGAAAAAACTGGTCTGAAGTATATCGCAAATGCGAATCTAAATACCCAGAAGGATCTAGAGGAATGATAACGGTTTCTTCTATTTTCGGTGGGCATGCTATGGCTTTTGAGATTCAAGATGGAAAAATGGAGATATATGATGCTCAATGCAATACTAAAAGAAAACTAACTGATGAGGAACTATCATTTTTCCAGCCTAGTGCTACTCAGGCTATTAGATTAGACGACAAGGAAGTCAAATGGGAAAATGCAGGTATTGTCTGTGCCGAATTAAAACCTGATTGGAAGAAAACTATAAAAGCCGCTAAAGATAAAAATAAGACTTCAACGGAAGATACTAAAAAGTCAAATAAAAAAGTAGCAGCTGGAGTAAGATCTCAGGCAAATCTTAGACTTATTCGCGAATACAAAAAAGAGCATCCTGGAACAAAATTGACGGATAAAGAAATTTTAAATAATTTAATGGGGTGACGCTAGTGGAAAATCGATCGTCATATTTAATTCATTGGGGCCAACCTGGGCGCTCTGGTAAAAAGGGTGCTGGACTTTATTATAGAAACGGTGAATTAACAGCAGCTGGAAAGCGGCATTATTTAGAAGAAAAACGTAGCCCTGGCCAAATGGGTCCTGGAAAAAGTTCGTCTAAACTCAATAAAATATTGTCTAGAGTAGATAAAATTAAAACGTCAAGTGTTAAAAAAGTTAAAGGTTCAAATAAAAAAGAAAAACCAGAAAGCTCTACTTGGAAAAGTAAAGATGCTAGTACTTTAAGTGATGCTGAATTAAATAGAAGAAATAGTAGACTTCAACGTGAACAGCAATACAAGAACCTTACCAAGAGTAATAAGCGTAAGGCAGCGGAATGGCTCGGAAAAACAGCATCTGCTATTTTGGTTGCGACTGCTATTGGAGTCATTAAAGGAAAAATGAATCAGGCATATAAAGCAAAAGCTGACAGTTTTATTGACAGTATGAAAACTGCATCGTGGATGAAAATTGATCTTTCTAGGATGAGGTGATGCGCATATGCCAATGTCTTTTAAAAATTCTCCATATTTTCTTTGCCATCATGGCATCAAAGGTCAACATTGGGGCGTTCGAAGGTTTCAGAATGAAGATGGAACACTAACTGAAGAAGGCCGTAGACGGTATATCGAAGATATCGGCAAACAGGTCGAGCTTTATAATAGATCCGTTGATAATATGAACAGGGATCTTAAGAAAATAAATAAAAAATATGAAAAAGTAGATTTAAATCAGGATATTAACAATTTAGAATACACAAAAGAAGTTGTTGATGCCTATAAGAAAAATTTTGTAGAAACTTTAGCCAAAGATATGAAAACCGATCCAAAAACAATAGTCGGTAAAGAGTGGCTAAATGAGATGGTGTTCTATAACACTAGCGCTGATGATGACGTTAAAGAACTTGAAAAAAAAGTTAAAAAACAGAAAGAAAAAGAAAATAAAAAGAATAAACAAAATGATTCTAAAACGTCACCAAATAATGATCCGGACTATATTGATCCCCGCAGTGAAAAATACGGAACAAAGAAAATGAGCTCTAAAAAAGCGATTAGCACAGCATACTCTGATTTAGAAAAACAATATCCCAATTTCAACGATCTGCCATTAAGTAAACAAGATGAATTGTTTTGGAATTATATTAATTCTAGTGGATTATATCGTTGGATGTAAACTAAATAAAACGATTTTAATCAATAGGAGTTGATGACGTGCCAACATCGTTTAAAAATTCTCCATATTTTCTTTGCCATTATGGAGTTAAAGGCCCCACTAGCTTATTGGCGACAGTGTCGACTGGAGTTTCTATTGGCTCTGGTATTTCTGCTGCTGGACATACCACCGCTTGGGCATATAACTCCGTAAAAAAGCGCAAAGCAGATAAAGCAAGCAAGAGAAATGCTTAAAATTATATTTCAAATCGGAGGTGATGCATATTGAGTGAAATGAAGCAGGATGCTTTAACTCTTGGGCAGAGACTCCGTCATGGCTGGAACGCATTCCTTGGAAGAGAACAGAAAGAAATAATTAAGCAGGACTTAGGTCCTGTTTTTTATTCTCGTCCAGACAGAATAAAATTTCGCTATGGCAATGAACGATCAATCTTGGCTGGCATATATACACGAATTGCTATAGATGTCGCGAGTGTTAAGATCCAGCATGTGAAATTGGACCAAGATGACCGATTTGTTGAAGTCATAAATTCCGGATTGAATTATTGTTTGAATGTTGAATCTAATATAGACCAGACAGCTAGAGCATTTAAGCAGGATCTTGTTGCGAGTATGCTTGATGAAGGATCTGTTGCTGTTGTTCCAGTTGATACAAGCAGGAGTCCTATGAAAGAAGGAACATATTCCGGAAGTTATGACATAGAGAGTCTAAGGGTTGGTAAGATCGTTGAATGGTTTCCTAGACATGTTAAGGTTGATTTATATAACGATAGAACCGGCCAACATGAGAATTTAACCTTACCTAAAGATACAATTGCTATCATAGAAAACCCTTTATATGCTGTTATGAATGAGCCGATTTCTACTTTGAAACGGCTTATTTATAAATTAAATCTTCTTGACGCTGTTGATGAACAATCATCAAGCGGAAAACTCGATTTGATTATTCAACTGCCGTACACGATCAAAACCGAGTTGAGAAGGCAGGAGGCTGAGAAACGTCGTAGAGATATCGAAACTCAGCTGATGACAAATAGGTACGGCATTGCTTACACAGATGGTACGGAGAAAGTAACTCAGCTTAATCGAAGTGTCGAGAACAAACTCTTAGACCAGATCGAGTACTTAACGAGCATGCTTTATAGCCAGTTAGGGATGACGAAGGAAGTCTTTGAGGGAACTGCTGACGAACGAACTTGGCTGAATTATATTAACCGTACAATCGAACCCATTGTAGCTGTGATAACCGAGGAATTCAATCGAAAGTTCTTAACCAAGACAGCTAGATCTAGGAATCAACGGATTATGTACTTCAACGACATTTTCAAGTTGGCAACCATGGATAGTATCGCCACCAATGGTAGCCAATTGGTTATCAGCGAAGTCATAACTCGTAATGAACTTAGACAGAAGCTTGGCTATGCTCCGGTTGATGACCAGGTTGCAAATCAGTTGAGCAATCCGAATATTAATCCTCATGAAGGAGAGATGCCAATGGAACCTTCTCCAGATGGTGAAGAGTATGACGATTCTCAATATGAAGAGGACTATGATGAGGACAACAGCGGCGAACCTACGCTCGCAGAAATGAAGGTAGCAGACATACCTTAAAAATTAAGAAAGGGCAGAAGAAGAATGAGCAAAAACAAATTTGACTTCGGTGGCTGGGCAACTAAAAATGATCTGCTTTGCGCCGATGGCAGAACCATTCGAAGAGACGCCTTTAAGGACGATGACGGGCGAACGGTTCCGCTGGTTTATCAGCATAATCATGAGGACCCTACTCGTGTAATCGGTCATGCGTTACTTGAAAATCGAAATGAAGGCGTTTATGCGTATTGCAGTTTGAATGGTACTGACATCGGAAGGCATGTCAAGGAATGTATTCGTCATGGTGACATTAATGGACTTAGCATATTTGCTAATAAGTTAACTCAGCGTGGTGGAGACGTCATCCATGGTACCATTAGAGAACTTAGTGTTGTTCTTGCTGGGGCTAATCCTGGGGCAGTAATTGAGTTCCCGATTCTTGAACATGGAGAAGAAAGCGAAACCGAGGCTTATATTTGGCCTGGTGATGAAGATGGCCTTGAAATGGGCGACGGAATGAGTCTTAAGCATTCTGCAAAGGATGAAGAAGATGAAGACGAAGAAGAGGCCAATGCAAAAAAAGAATCTAAAAAGAATGAAAAAGTCGTAGAAGAAGAGCCAGAGGGTGAAGACAAAGATGAAACCGATGGCGAAGGCAATGAAAACGACGAAGGCGATGAAGAGAAGAACAAAAAGAACTCTGTAATTCAGCATGCTGATGACTCCGAAGACGATGCTAACGAAACTGTTCAGGATGTTCTTGATTCAATGAATGACGAACAGCGTCAGGTTGTTGAATATCTTGTCGGTCAGGCTCTCGAAGGCGAAGATGCAGAGGAAGGAAATGAAACTGAAGAAGAGAAACCCGTTTCTCATGCAGATTCAGGAGAACGTACGGTTCAGGATGTGCTCGATAGCATGTCTGAAAAACAGCGCAAGGTAACAGAGTTCCTTGTTGCTCAGGCTTTAGCTTCTAAAGAAGACAATGACGATGGTGAAGATGAGGAAGATGATGAAGCTTCCCATTCATACGAAGAAGGAGAGGATTATACTATGAATAGAAATATTTTTGACAACAGTGCTACGGAAATCCAGAATGACACCCTGACCCATGATCAGCTTGCAACGATCCAGCGTGATGCTATGAAAAGCACACTAAAAGAAGCTATTCTCCAGCATAGTCAGGAATATGGAATTGAGCAGATTGATTATCTGCAGCCCGAATACCGCGAAGTTAGCGGAAATGGTGCCCCTCAGTTCATTAAGCGCGATACGACCTGGGTGTCCAAGATCATGCGCGGTGTTCATCATACTCCCTTTGCTAAGGTTAAGATGACCTTTGCCGATATCACTGGTGCACAGGCTCGTGCGCGGGGTTACCTGAAGTCCCATAAGAAGAAGGAAGAAGTTCTGGCCCTTCTGAAGCGTGAAGTCGGTCCGGACATGGTTTATAAGAAGCAGAAGCTGGATCGTCAGGACATGATTGACATCAGCGAAGGTTTCGATAAGGTCGCTTGGCTGAAGAGCGAAATGCGCATGATGCTGGACGAGGAACTGGCTCGTGCCTTTATCGTTGGTGATGGCCGTAGCCCCGAGTCTGAAGACAAGATTAAGGAAGATAAGATCATTCCTGTGTTTAAGGATGACCCGCTGTATGTTATCCGCAAGACTCTGGAAGTTCCCGAAGGCACTCCTAGGG